AACGAGGTTATCTGATGCCTTTAGAATGCTGTCAGCGTTGTTCTTGCCGAACGTCTCTACCAGGTCTTTGCCCATCAATTCCATGACCCGGCGCACGGCATTGGTTTCGTTCAATATCCGCTGAAATGCAGCGGCCCATGATTCGCCGGATTTCATGGCGGCGTTGACTGATGGCGTCAGCACGGCACTCATGCTGGACTGTAGCCCGGTGACAACATCGTCGGCAGAGAAATCCCCTGCCGAAAACGAATAAATAAAGCCTTTGATTTTTTCGGCAAGGGTCGTATCTTCAAACACTTCGCCAAGCATAATGAACGAATTGCGCGTGCTGCGATAAATTGAGTCCATTGCTGAATCTACTTCAGCGGGGAATGCGTTCCACTCGGTCCATTCTTTTGAGCTGCTGAACAGCCCGCCTGATTTCTTGTAGTTGACGCCCTGTTGTCCGCTAAATCCTTGTTCCGCTTCGCTGAATGCTCCTTTGACGCTCGTCCCTGTAACGCGGTTTTTGCCGAACAAAGCCCCTTGAAGGGCGTAGTGAATTTGCGCAGAAAGCGCCGAACCGGACATGACGGCGTAAAACTCGGAATTGACGAAATCCTTGCCGAAAAGCGCGGCCATCGGCTTGTCTTTTTGCGCCCGCAGGTAAACCTCAAGGTCGTACTTGCTTTGCGGCTCTTTCGCGTAGTTTTCCCAGCGAATGCCGGCTTTCCATGCCTGGCTGGACATATACATGCCCATGACGATAGCGGCGACCCAAGCAATCGTTCCGGCAGCTGACGATCCACCAGTTACACCTGCGCCCTCGCCTGCTACAGCGCCGGATGCAGCACCTGTCCCGGCATCAACTCCTGCCCATCCGCCGTTTGCGGTGTAGAGCGCACCGATGCCATCGCCGCCAACCATTTGCGTGCCGTTGGCATATATGAGGCCGGCAGAGCTTGAGCCGGTTGAGGCGCCGGTGAAAAACTGAGTTCCAGCACCATATAGGCTGTATACCGAATTTGCATTGTTGGCCAAGCCAAAGTAATTGGCACCGGCACCATCATTTGCACTAGATGTACCGGCAACGGCGTTGATTGCGGCGTTGGCTAGTGAGCCGCCGGTGCTGGTCACCATATTGACGACGATCTTTAACGCCGCAGTCTTGAGCGAGTTTTTCAGGCTATCTACGAAATTCTGGCCGAATGATTTGCCTGATTCAAACCCACGCATCAAAGCATCAGTCAGGGCGCGGTTGATGTCGTCGCTAAATTTTTCCCACTCTTTGGCTTGCGCTTGGAGTTTGGGACGAGCAACTTCTGCACCTTGAAGTCGGCGAAGCGCATCAATCTGTTTTTCAATCGCTTCGACTTCGCTATTGCGACCCCAGATTGATTCAATCATCGCTGCTTCGTTTTGCTTAGTCGCAATTTCATCGGCATAGCGGGCGCGAGTTAGGTACTCAAGCTGATCTGCTGTCATGCCAATTTTGGCATTCTCATGTTCAGCAGCTTCCGCTTTCTTGATTAAAGCCTCAGTTTCTTTGGAGATGCTGTCTGCGTACTTGTCACGATATTCTGCTGATTCCTTAAGTGCTTTTGCTGACTCTTTATCTGCTTCTGTATTGAACTTCTGTTGCTTCGTAAGGAGTCCAACAGCTTTGGAGTATTCCTCAACATTAATCGCGCCACGTTTATATGCTTTAAACAACGTATCAAGCTCAGTCCAATACGAAGAATCAAGCCCTGATTCTTTCCCGGTCAGTTTGTCCATTAATTTGGATAACTCGGTTGCGTCTTTCTTCGCTTGGTCTATTCCTTTGGCACTTTTTTCATTCCCTGCAATAAAGCCGGCAACTGCTTTTTGCTGCGCTCCAGATAACTTATCTGTTTCATCTTTTGCTTTGGCAAGTGTTTTTGTTGCAGACATGACGCCTGCTTCCCACTTATCGAAAGATGCGCGAGACTTTTCAGCATCTGCTTTCATCATTTCGCCGATAGACTTAGCTGCGGCAAAATCTCCACGCATTGCAGATGCGACCTGAGCGGCCATCCCTCCGAACTCTGTGCCGATTCCACGTAGCACAAAAGCAACATTTCCGCCAAGCACAGCAACGGCTCGCATAGTTTCGGCAACTGGAGAAAACGAAGAAGACATTTCTCCGGCATTGTCCGTAACGTCATCCATGCCTTTGGCTATCGCCAGCATGACAGGCAGCAAATCGCCAGCAATACTATTTGCAGCGCCTTGAATGCCGGCATTCATTTCCTCTAGGGCGTCATTAAATGCGTCTGAGTCGTCCGCCAGACCTTGCGTAACGCCTGATAACAAAATGCCCTTATCAACCATCTTCTGAATGCTTGCGCCACCCTCTGCAAGCAATGGCGCAGCACTCGCCCATGACTTACCAAGCGCCTCCGCTCCTAGCGCAGCTCGGGTTTGCGGGTCATCAATCTTGCTGAATATATCAGCCAGTTGCTTGAATGCTTCGATTGGCTCTTTTGCCGTAATTCCGAGCGCTGCAAACTTGGCGGCATTGCTGCCAATATTGACCGACAGCTTATTGATTGCCTGTGCCGTGCCTTCTAGTTCGGCCCCCGATTGCCTTGATGCAAGCTGCAAACCAGATAGAGTATCAACGGCAATGCCTGTCGATTTTGAGAGGTCGTTAAGGCTATCGGCTGCATCAATCGCGCCTTTAATCCAATAGACAAACCCGGCACCACCAGCCGCAATAATGGATCCAACATACTCCATAGATTTGCCAAGTGATTGCGCGCTATCAGAAACGCCGTTTTGTGCCTTTTCAAGTTCGCGCAACTTTTGTAATTGCGGTTCAAACTTTGCAGCATCTAGCCCTTGCGTGGCGATCTGGATTTCCAGCTTTTCAGATGCGGTCTTGTTGAGTTGCTCAAGATTCGTCGTTGCTCGCTTGATTGATGCAGAAATCTTCCCTTCAGCGCGGGTGAATTGCTCTGCATTCTGATTCGCGCCTGACCCGATTCCATCGACTGCCTTGCTGGCTTTTTCTGCGCTGGACTCAATCTTGTTCGACATCCGACCGGCTGCGTCGCCGACGCGGTTAAATGTCTGGTCGACGCCTTCCGCGCTTACTTCAACCACGCCTTGTATTTTTAGATCGCCGGACATTGGGAACCTCGTAAAAGAAAAAACCGCCCGGAGGCGGCGTTAATTACTGCTCATTGCTTCAAGTGCTGTGATTTCTATTAGCCGCACATCATTGAATGCTTGTTGCCACGCTTCGCGTTCCTGGTAGTTGTCATCAAGGATGCGAAACAGGACGTTGTAATCCAGCCCTGTTTTTCCGTTGGTGCCTACCCGCCATTGCGTTTGTACGCACAGGAACGATTCAAAAGCTGGCCAGTTTTCAGGCCAGACTTCGTAAGGATCCTGTTCGTAATCAGCAACGGTTAAACCCGTCCCCTCTAACTCTTTCTCAGTCGGGGTTTTTAAGTAGAACGCTTGCGTGGCTTCTGTCAGTTTCCCAGACGCCCATCCCGGCAAGCTGCGTCATAGGACAAAGCCAGCGCTTCGCCGCAGGCTGGAATTTCATTGACAAGCTGAAGCAGCGATTCTTTGTTAAGTGGGATATCCAAATCCCACTTAGTCATAGCGCCAAGCAAATAGCAAACCTTTGCTTCGTCTGATGATTTAACGAACTGTTGCAGAAATCCGACATCTTTATCCTCTTCGTCGGCGGAAGATTCCTGTTTTTCTACTGCCTGCTTTTTTGCATCGTTCAGCATCGTTTCGCGGTATGCGGCCCATTCGTTGCGTGTTCTATACTTGTAAGTGCTTGTGATAACGCCATCTTCGCCATCCGGCATTATGAATTTGACAGGAAACGGTTTGAACGACTCAGGACGATTTCCAAGTTTGATTTTTGCCATGATTGTTATTCCTTATGATGTAAAAAAAGCCCTTTACCGGAGCGACCGAGGGCGTAAAAAAGCCCCACCGAAATGGGGCTTGGCAAAACGGTGATTAGTAGCGCGTGATACGACCGTTACCGTCGATAGATACGGCATTGGTCATGATGTTGCCATCTGACATCTTGGGGTTTTCATTGAGCGATACTTTGCACGGGGTGTAGATGGCGACGCCTGATTTGAGGGTTTTCTTCAGGATGGTGTCGGTCTGCACCTCAGACAGGGAACGGAGCGCCAGGTAAGCCGCGCCGCCGAACTGATCTGCGTCGATGTCGAACGACTCCTGTACTGCCGTAAAGCCGTCATTCAGGCTGCTTTCGGTGTCTTCGTCCATGAATCGGACAGTGACGCGCTTCGGCTCACCGCCAGACGCTTGCGGATTGAGGTACTTGGAAATCTGCGTGAAAGTAGAAACCTTGCGCGCCGTACCACCGCCCGAGCCTGCCGGGAAAAATTCAAGGTTGGTAGTGTCGATAGCTTCGGCAACGAAACTGTCAGTCAGGACGCTCTTGACGCGCACTGCGCGGCGGTTGAGACGGCCCCAGCCGGAATAGAGTTGAATGATGTCATTGACGCTGTAGCCGTGCGCTGTGCAGGAAACAACAGCTTCTGCGGCATTACTGATACCAGTAACCGTTTTAGCTGCGGCGAAAGCGGTAGCAATCGCCATTAAGGTGCCAGAGGGGAGAGTAGCCATTTGAATTGCCTTTCTTAAGACGAAAAAAAACCGCTTTTCAGCGGCGGATGCGCCCAATCGGGCATAAAAAAACCGCCCGGAGGCGGCTTGTGTGAATCGTTATGGGCTATCTAGCCCCGAATATTTCAAATCGTTGAATACTTCCGTAAAGCAGTGTGTCTGGCTCGTATGTCGACATCGGCTCGCCATGTAGTTCTGTCTGGAAAGAGTCAGATGCACACAAGGCGTCTTCTATTTGCCGAATCATCACGAGCGCTTCATTGCGGGTTTTCGACCATGCGTTGATCTGGATTAGCGGAAAACGCTTATCCATTGCAGTGTTGTCTGCGTAGCGCATGGATTCGCCGCCGATATGCTGATATGTCAGATAGGGCGTTGCTGCGCCGGATGGCGCTAGGTCTGGGTAAGTGCGTGGGCAGATGGCTTGCAATAGCGGGATAAGGTCGGCTTCTAGGCTCATTTGCGATTAACCTCTTCGATAAACCGAGCCTTGATTGCGGCGCGAACTTCTGATCTCGTTTCTTTGATTGACCGGGCAATGAACGACTGCGCCGCCGCTCTGCTTGTGCCAAATTCAACCATCGCCCCATAAGGTGCTTTGTCGGCATTCCAGCTAACGTGATAGGTCGAAACGTCTTTAAAGCTGTTGTCATCCGAAAACGCTTGATAGATTGATCTGAGCAATGTTCCCGGCTGGAATGGCCCATAAACGCGGCCTTCAATGTGGAATTTATGCTCTCGCTTACTTACCAATTCGGCAGATACGATTTGCTTGGCTCTGTCATAAACCACTTGAGCGCCTGCCTGCGCCGCTGGTCGCGTTGCCCGGCCTAGCTCGTCGGCAGTAGCGCGTAGATGCTCCTTGAACTTGGCAACGTCCATCTTTATCTTCATGCCCATTATTTCGTCGCCTCGCAAACGAGATCAGTAAAGCCTTCAGAGCGATTCGGCAAAATGGCCCGAATGTCGTAAATATCTGAGCCGCAAACAACGCGCATTCCTGCGTCTATTCCTGTGCGGTAACGGATGCGGATTGAAGCCTTGACGGTGGAAACATCAGCATCGCCCTTGATGGCAGACAATCCGGATACGTGCTTGACGCTTGCCCATACCGCAGCGACGAGTACCCATGACTCAATCGGCTGGCCTAGCTCATCCTGTGAGCTACTACGTTGCTCAATATTTAGGCGCGTATTTAAATTAGCGGCGTAGATCA